TGCCCCTTTGTCATTAGGCGCTCCACCTTCAGGGGGCGTGCCGTCTGCGGGGTTTGGTGTGCTTTCTACGGTCATGTGTTGTTACCTCCACGTTTCGTTTACGGTTTGGCGCGTTTCGCGCCTTCTCACCAGTCAAGGTGAAAATCTAGAGGGCTGTGTCTAACGCCCCAGGTATCTCAGACGGTCCAGTGAAATGCTGATTTCGCCACGTCAACGTTGGGCCATACTCGCCATGTTCACGCACAGCAATAATTTCTGTGAGGTCAGACAACCGGGTGCCATCCTCATACTGAACAAGTTTGCCAATCCCGGCATCCCTCGCGCCACGGTCAGTAACCCCTAGCTGTTTAGACAAAGCTTCGTGCATACTGTCCAGACCTTCAGGGTCAATAACCTGGCCGGGGTCAAAACTGCCGTATATGGCTTCCTCCCCACAATCACACCCAGGGTGAATGGGTTTGAGCTGGTCACGGGTGTAACGCTGTGTTGAAGCAATCGCACACAAAGAACAATTCTCTGTGCCACTCAACACGCGCCTATAACCCACAATGTTGCTGTTGCCCTGGCGTTGCTTCAGCCCCGCCGCCCTGGTAGCCAGTTGCACATCACTAGAGGCAATGCTGAACGCTCTCGCCGCGCCCTCGCGCACCGCCGCGCCCACCTGTTTGTTCTGTGACAATGCCGTGTAGGTACTCACAAACGGTCTGCGATACACCTCAGTCTGAGTAGCCCCATTGCGCAACACGGTGTCAGTCAAATCAGTGGAGCGAACAGAAACCGGCGCAAACTTTACCCCGTTAGCTTTCGCCACCTCAGCGTAGTAAGCGGCCTGCAACTGGGCGGCCCGCAATTTCACGCCAGCCATCTGCGGATCCAACAAGGCCACATATCGGGCGTGGTCAGAATCCCGCCAAGAACCTAATTGTGTGAACAGGTTTGCGGCCAAATTCCCGGCCCCACGAATGAGCTTTGTGTTCAGTCGCGTGTAGCCATCCCTCAACTGTGGAAGGTCAACCATTGTGCAGCTCCCTTTTCTCTATTGAGTTTTTGCAAACGTGTGAAGTGGTATACAGTTAGGTTATCGAGGGAAGGAAAAATACTATGAAAATTCTCAACCTGTACGCAGGCATTGGAGGCAATAGAAAGCTTTGGGGGAACCAACACCAGATCACTGCTGTGGAGTATGAGCCCGCTATCGCTGCCGTCTACGCAGACTATTTCCCGGACGATGAGTTAGTGATCGGGGACGCGCACCAGTACCTTCTAGAGAATCACCAGAAGTTCGATTTCATTTGGTCGAGCCCACCGTGTCAAACCCATAGTTCTTTCCGATTCAATATCGGGGTCCGTTATCGCGGGGTGGAGCCTAAGTTTCCCGATATGACTTTGTATGAAGAGATTGTGTTTTTGCAATTTCATTCGAAGAGTTTGTGGCTTATCGAGAATGTTGTTCCTTACTATGAGCCGTTGATCCCGGCAAAGAAAATCAATCGTCACTTGTATTGGACTAACTTTGAGTTGCCTGATTTGAGCCCCGACAAAGATGTTATTCGCAAGGCTCAGATCCCGCAGCTGTCAGAAAAGTTTGGCTACAACCTGTCGGGGTACAAGCTTTCCAATAAGCGGCAGGTGCTACGAAACTGTGTTGAACCTAAGACAGGCAAAGAAATTCTGGATGTAGTTGAGTCCCTCAAACTCACAGACTAAACAGCCGGGTCAGCAACAGTGGGAGCAGGAGCCAACAAAGCTTCAGTCAATAGTGCCTCGCCAGCACGCTGAGATTCCATGTCATCAATTTCACTCCCAGAAAACTGCCCAATAAGGTTCATTCTGGACCGGAAAGGCATATCAGCAAACTTAGAATTAGCATCCGCACGTTCTGAAAGACTGTACCGTTCTGGCACATACCAAAGTGGCTCCAAGTCAATAAGTTTCGCCCGCACATCGTCACCCATCCACAAGAACATCAGGGACATGACTTTGGACCAGCTAGGCGTTGCCCGGTCAATACGGTTCTGGGTTTTGAAAACCAAACCCTCACGCGCCAACGCGGCACCCTCAGCACTCCCATTTGCGCCCTCTGGCATCAGGTAGTGCATGGGGGTTCTAGTGACCCCAGCCAAGTCTTGAATATCGGCACGCACCCCGGCCAGAATTCCTGAAATGTCAGCCTGGCCCAGCTCAGAAACCTCAGCACCCTCTGGAATCATCCACAAAGAACCCGCTGAAGAATCAAACACGCCTTCATAGTCAATCTCGTTGCCTTCAGAATCATGGGTGGGAAAATCGCCCTTGAGAACACGTTGCCTGAACGCCTGAGTGGTCACGATGACAAGCCGTTGCAAAATCATGTGGTTGATACGGTCCAGCAAATCGGTGTGCTTTTGGTACTCGCCAGCGGAATCTTTATTAGTAAATTTCACCACAGGCATTTGGCCCAGAACGTTCTCCCTCAAACCGTCAGGGAGCAACGCCCAGCCATCAGATTTGTAAACCCCACCGTGGCCTGAGCTTGTGGGCTTTCTGTACACCTCAATGGTTTCTGGGTAATAAAAATATGCGTAGTGAAAGTCATCTTCACTAAACACCTTGATTGCCGCCGTCACCTTGTTAGCGTTTGTGGGGCTGGTGGCCGCGTACACCTGGCGCGGATCCTCCACAGTCACCACAGGGTATTCTTCACCCTCTGGCTTGCCCACAATGGCGTAAGCGGTGCCAAATTTCAACAGCATGGTGTGAAGGTCTGATGACCCCACAGCAAGGTTGCTGGCTTTCCACAGGCTACGGGCTTCCTTGTCCCCATTTTCATCATCGTCAGCGCCGGTGCGAAACCCACCAATGCGCATACGTTCTTCTATAGCCGAAACAACCATTTCTGCCATGTTCAAACGGGCTTTGCGCTGGAACGCGCTGAACGCCTTATTCTGCCCTTTTGCGCCTTCAGGCAAAGGGGCATCCCCACTGTGGTAACGCTCCAAAACGTTTAGCTCGCCCTGCAATTTTGACAGAGCCTTAAACATTTTTAACTGACCAGGACTGAACTCGGTAGCCATAAAATTCTCCTAACGAATACGGCGGGGCACGAATGTGTTTTTTGTGGCCTCCCCTTTAGACAAAGCTTGCAACCTCGCCTGGAACGCCAGAACTGCGCTCACCGCGCCATCAATCTTGTTCCTGGAATCAGGGTGTTCTTTGGAAATGCTCATACCAGAACGGCCAACACGTCTGCGGGCGTTCAAAATGTGCCGGGTCAACGCCAGTGAACCATCATGGGTTAGCTCCCCATCAATCACAGCGTCTTGGAACTGTTGCACCGCACGCACCACCAAATGTGACCTGTTGCCAGTCATCCACCACTCAATAGGGTGGGACAGGCTCGCCTTCACTTTATATTTGCGGCCAAAATCTGATTCCCACTGGGCAATGTATGACTCCCACTTGGCAGGATCCGCAAACATTCCCACAACCTTGTACGTTTCATGGGCTTTGCGAACCTCAAAGTCAACTTCAGCAACAGGCACTTCCCAGTCCTCGCCGCGAGGGCCGTCAGGTTGCTCCCAAATGCGAACCTCAAAAACATGACCATCTGAAACACGGCACGCCACAAGAGCTGTGGCGTCTGTCACGCCCTTAGAACGTTTGCGTGAGCCGTCAAAGCCCAAAGTGATTTCTTCACCGTCAGCAACTTCCAGCGGCTTATAGCGGGCAGTCCACTCAGGGGCAGACAAAAACGCATCTTTGGCGCTAGTGGGCTGGTTGAAATAGTAGCGGCGGGAATCCTCCGGCTCATTCCGTGGGTCATAAATCTCAGACACAATACGGTCCAAATCCATGACTTCAGCAAACGGCCCATACGCCTCACGCAATCCTGCAATGACCTGGGCTTCATCACCTAAGTCAATGTCTGGATCTGCCTGGCGGTGGTCAAACAACAACCGCTGGCGTGACGTCTTGCCCTCCACAATTTTTTGGGCCAGTTTGTGTGTGGCCTCAGCCACGCTTTCTTCCCCCGGCAAGTACATGGTGCTGGTTTCGAGGGACCACGGTTCAGCCATTTTTCGTTTGGCAAGATTTCGTCTAACGGTCTGATACATACGTTTTAGCTCTGGCCGGGTGTACAGGTGGGTTTCGTCAAACACCACCATGGTTTCCTTGCCGCCATCTTTGGCGCTGTTGCTGGCAGTTGACGGAATAATCTCGCCATTGCCTGGCAGGAAAATGCGTGTCAGTCCCGCGGCATCCCGTGGGAGTCCAGCCGCTAGTGGCCCCTCAGTGAGGTTGAAATATACGTTGTCGTATGTGTTGCCCGCCTGCCCTTCCTCAGTCGCTAGGCAACGAATCACGGGCGCTGTGACGTTTCTCCCCACAACTTCCCCCACCGCGTACTGGTAGGAAAAGCCGTCACGCTCATAGAGGTCTGTCCCATCCGAGAAATGGGAGAACCTTGCCGGTCCCAGCGCCTCAAAGAGAACAATGAACCCGGCCAGTTCAGACTTGGCGCGGCCCTTAGCGCGGGAAAGAAAAACGGAATCATAAAGACGCCGGCCATCCTCGCCCAGCGCGTAGCAATCAATAATGAACTTGGCCCATTCATCATCCAGTTCAACGTCTTGGCCTTGAACGTCACCAGGACCATGCACACAAAATGTTTCCATCCACCAAATGGCAAACCAGCCCAGGCTTAGGTGCCTG